AAGTCCTCTTGGTTAATGGATAGATACTAAGGGATTGGACAAGGACTTATTTTGGCTGCCTTGCTACCCTCTCCCTATTCTGTTAGACACTGCATTATTGTAGTATCTTAATTAGGAATGTTGATGCATTGGCATCGGGTAAGTTGGTTAGTTATTGCAACACCAAAGGTGCGGGGTGGTGGGAATCGGGTTACCCACAAAAGAGCACGGTCTGATGTACCTTTCCGCATTGGCTCTTTACTGCTTGCAGTTCCGCTAAGAACATGGACGCTATCCCTTGAGCATACCTTAACCCCCATCAGCGAGAGTTATTCAGTCACACCCCTACAGGCGTTGCAATCACCTGAATTAGGTATGGTAGTTATAGTCTACCATAAAGACTAGCTTAACATTAGTGTTCCTTTTACGTCTACACCAAATCAAAGACGATAGGATATCTGAGGGAATGATATCCACAGTAAAGAGACACGCTTGCGTGGCTCTATCCAGAGTGTTAACTCCAGTATTTAGGATTGATATAACTAGTACCACGAATAGCCTTAACAAGGTAAGTGTCTACTAGATATACCAAAGCAAAGATAGATCCCCAGATCAATAGGAATCCAATAACGTACATAGATGCTTCTAAGAAACTCATTAGTAATTCCTTATATCATTGATTGCTGTAATACCCCAGAATACTATAACACCTGAGGTAGCTATTAGGAAGAATGTGTCTATGATATCCATTAGTCTTCTCCCAATGTATCTTCAGTAATATGCACATTATTAGTAATATGAAGTACATTTACACAGTACTCATATGCTTCTAAGAAATCCATATGAGGGAAGATAGACATAACAGTACCAATAGACTCTTGTAATGTGTTAGACATGATAGTCTCCTATACATAGATAATAGTAACCCTCTAGTACCTAGAAGGGCTACATATTCGTAAGTTGTTGATTATACAAGCACAAAGAATGATTCTATGTGTTTATCTATTATTGCATCTATTTCTTTTACTTCCTCTGGAGGGTATAGGCTGGTTAAGTATTCACGGATGCAATTGATATTATTTCTATGTTGGTTTGCTAACCACTTATTGTTTGCTTGTTCTTCTCTTGATAGTTGTATTTGTTTTACTACCAACATATCTAGCAATCTATTTTGTTTTATTCTATTTTGTTTCATCGTAAGTCCTCTTGGTTGATGAATATCCACAATAAAGAGACATGCTTGCATGGCTCATAGAGAGTAGCTGAGACACTCTGAGAGAGACTCTGAGAGAGTATCTGAGGGATTCCCCACAGGTTACCCCACTAATCCCCACGCTACCCCACAAACCTCCCTACGATCTCTGCAAGATAGCATTATGTAGCCCTTCTAGGGAGATCTATAGCAATTCTCTATGATACAGGGATACCCTTGGGTAGCTCTGAGAAAGATCTAGAGGATCATCTAGAGGGGGGTATAGAGTTATACTAGGGGTACATATATATAGTGTTATATACACACACTCCCACAGACACTCCCCACAGAACACCCCCAACTAATCATAGGGGTATCCAAATTATCAGATGATGATTTACATCATCCAAGAAATATAAATTTCTTGAGGACAACAGATGAATAAAAAAGATATTACAAAATTAATTAAGGAAAAAGAGAAGAGACTAAAGCTTGATGAGTACCGTAATGACTTTGCTAAGTTTGCTGAGGAGCAGATTAAGATTGTCACTAAAGATGCTACACAGGGGTTTGTTCCTTTTAAACTTAATCAATCCCAACAATACATCACAGATAAACTCTCAGAACAATTAGAGTCTACTGGGAAGGTTAGAGCTATTATCCTTAAGGCTAGACAACAAGGTATTAGTACATACTGTGCTGGGAGAGTCTTTTGGAAGACTTACTTTGCTCAACACACACGATCTGTTGTGATGGCTCATGATAGTGCTACATCTGATGCTTTGTTTACCATGTCTAAGAATCTCATCCAGAACATGGAGGGAGATCTCAAACCTGCTGAAGAGAGATCTAATGCTAAAGAGATTATCATTAAGACACCTGCTTACAGAGATAAAGAAGCTAAAGGTTCCTACAGATTATATACAGCAGGATCACCTGAGGCTGGTCGAGGGACGACTCCCACGATAGCACATTTATCTGAGATTGCTTTCTGGCAACATGATGAGAAGATCCTTGCAGGTTTATTCCAAGGTATCTCTCAAGCTGATGGTACTGAGGTAATCCTTGAGAGTACTGCTAATGGTGCTCAGGGTGAGTTCTACAGATTGTGGAAAGGTGCTGTTGCTGGTGATAATGAATACTTACCTATATTCCTCCCTTGGTATTGGACTGATGAATACCGTAGGAAAGCTCCTGAAGGTATGGAGTTAACTACAGAAGAAGATAACCTTAAAGAGAAGTTTGGTCTTGATGATGATCAACTGTATTGGAGAAGGTTAAAGATTGCTGAGAGTGGGGAACTTAAGTTCAAACAAGAATACCCCTCAACAGCAGATGAAGCATTTGTTGTTTCAGGTTCTAATGTATTTGATGTTGATAAACTAGATAGTCTAATACCTCAAGCCCCTGTCTCAACAAGAGTATGGGATGCATTCTCTAAGATGTTTGATGATGGTAAGGAAGGTAAGTTACAACTTTGGAGTTACCCTAAGTTTGATAAACCTTATGTTATTGCTGCTGATGTGAGTTTAGGTGTTGGTCAGGATTACAGTACTGCTGTTGTCTTAGATCAAGATTATAAAGTCATTGCATTGTACAGGGATAATAGAATTGATCCTAGTACCTATGGTGAATTATTATTTTACCTAGGTAGATATTTTAATAATGCATTCCTATGTGTTGAGTCTAACTCTATGGGTATTGCTACCCTACAGAAACTAGAGTCTATGAATTATGTCAACATGTATAAACAAACTAAGATTGCTAATGTGTCTAATGAAGAAGGTGTACGTCTAGGGTTTAGAACCACAGTCAGTACTAAGCCTGTCATCATTGGTAATCTAAAAAGATTAATTGCTGATGAGGCAATAAACATCCCATCAAATATTATGATACAAGAGTTGAAAGATTATATTTCAACGACTACAGGTAAAACAGAAGCATCCCCAGGAACTCATGATGATACAGTCATGGCGTTAGCTATGGGTTGTGAAGTATTACGTACCCACTACGATAAACTTGTCTTAAACAGAATGTCTTGGAGAGATAGAGTTGGTGAGTGGGAACAGGATAACACAGCATGGTTATAGTAATATAATATGCTACCGATCTTCCGTTTGTCCTCAACTAGTCTGGTATAGCTAGTGGAAGAAACTATACCACTTTACTTTAGGTCTTATAAGAGTGTCTTGACGTACCAGCCTTAAAATTGTTATGTCTAGACAGATACGTTAGTATTAAACATTACGTATTCCTGCTGCCATATCAAGGCACTCTTATAGGACTTACACATAGATAGATAGATAGGAAGATAGAATGTCTCGATTTATACAACCACAGCCTGAGAAGAAGGCTAAGAAAGAAAAGCCAAGGGAGATGCCCAAGGTAGGAAGTTATTCCTCAGAAGATCTTCGTAATGGGAGTAAGATCCCAACGAAAGGGGGTTATCAATAGTGGCTCGATATTATGGTTACAAAGAAAAAGTAACAGATGAGCAGCTAATTAATTTAGTTGAGTCTGGTGTGCAGAACTCTGTAGGAGATTGGTTAAACTCCTCTGATCTAGCGTATGAGCGTATCCGTAGTACTTACGAATATGCAGGAGTACCTGTAGGTCACTTGTCTCCACAAGGTGTATCCAGTATTGTCGATACATCAACTACAGAAACAGTAGAAGCTTTTTCAGCGATTCTATCTGATCTCTTCTTAAACAACCAACGGTTAGCCCGTTTTGTCCCATACAATGATTCTCCCGGAGCATATAAGAATGCTAAGGATGCATCATTACTTGTTAACTATTGTCTATTCAAACAGAACAATGGGTGGGAGATTCTTGAGTCATGGATGAAATGTGCATTACTCTGGAAGAATGGGATTATCCGTTGGGATTATGTAGAAGATTATGAGTATATCTTTGAAGAGTATGAAAAGATTACTCAACCCCGTCTTGATGAAATCTTATCAGAAGATGATGTAGAGATCGTAGGTGATCTCCAATTTGAGAATGATGTAGATACTCAAGGGGAGTCTGAATTAGTTTATGTAGATGTACGTCTACGTAGAAAAATAAATAAATCTAAAGTTAAGCTAGAGCTTATCCCACCAGAATCTTTCCGTATTTCTAGGGAAGCATCAAGTATTGAGAATGCTGAGTTTGTTGGATTACAATCAACATACACTCGTTCAGAGATGCGTAAGATGTGGCCTGAGATGTCAGAGTCTTTATCTGAAGATGATTGGAATGCATTGGGTTCTGAAAACTGGAATGGGACTAGTCGTTACTCTGAAGACATTGCTGCGAGGAAACTTGTCACAGGACAGGAATACTGGCAGGGGTCTACGAATATTGATCTGACACCCCTAGAAGCAAATAGGGAAGTAACAGTTACAGAATGTTGGTTACGTGTTGATCGTGATGGTGATGGTATTGCTGAACTAAAACGATTCATTATTGCAGGTACTCATGTCCTTCTTGAAGAAGATGTAGATATGAT